CGGAGGTGAACAACGGGCAGAAGGACGACCCTCTCTGCCGCATCAACTGCGAGGCGTCCCGCGCGCTGGAGGTCCTTGCGTCGGGCATCCAGAGCGGGTTGACGAGCAAGGCGCGGCAATGGTTCCTCCTGACGTGCGACGACGTGCAGCTCGCCAAGGAACACGCCGTCCGCGTGTGGTACGGCGAGGTTCAGGAGATTCTGGAGCACATCTTCCAGCGGTCGAACGTCTACAGTGCGCTGCGGAACGCCTACTACGAAATGGCGGCCTTCGGCCAGGCGGTGGTCTCCGTGAGCTACCACCCTGAGAAGGTCATCACGTGCCGCTGCCATACGGCGGGGACGTACTGCCTGGAGATGAACCATCGGCAGGAGATCGACACGGTGTACTACTGCGAGTGGCTGACGGCTCCCCAGATGGCGGACGAGTACGGCGATGAGAACCTGCCAGACTACATCAGGGAGCGCCTCGGACCGAACGGGCAGCAGGGGAATGGCGGCATGACCGAGCGCTACGAGGTGATCACGATGGTCACGAAGTCGCCGTCCCGCTACGGCCTCGAGTGGTCCGACGAGCTCCCCGTGACGTCGGTGCACTTCCTGAACCGCGCGGGCAACTCGGGCGACGGCATCGGCGAGAAGTTTCTGCGCGTGAGCGGCTACCATGACTTCCCCTTCATGTGCCCGCGCTGGGACGTCGTGGACAACGACGTGTACGGCTGGGCCCCGACGCGAGACATCATGGGCGACACCAAGCAGCTCCAGAAGATGGAGGAGCAGAAGCTGAAGGGCCTGGCGAAGATCGTCACGCCGCCGATGCGGATTCCCCCCGAGATGGAGCGGCGCGGCCTGAACATGCGCCCTGGTGCGCTGAACGTCGTCAACTCGCTTCAGGAGAACGCCGTCGCGCCGCTCTACACGGTCGGCATCGACATCCAGCAGCTGACGGCCGCCGCCGAGGCCCTGAAGCAGAACATCAAGGACGGCCTCTACAATTCGCTCTTCCTGTCGCTCCTGATGCAGGACAACCCGCAGATGACGGCGACGGAGGTGCAGGCGCGGCAGGCGGAGAAGATGCTGATGCTCGGCCCCGTCCTGGAGCGCATCCACTGCGAGCTCCTCGACCCGCTGATCTCCCGGACGTTCGGCCTCGCCGTGACCGAGGGCCTGATTCCCGACCCTCCCGAGGACGTGGACAACATGACGAACATCGAGTACGTCTCCATACTCTCGCAGGCCCAGAAGGCCGTCGGCGTCTCCCGCATCGAGCAGTCCCTTGCGTTCCTCGGCAGCCTCATCCAGACGGCGCCCGAGGTCCGCCACCTGGTCGACTGGTACAAGATGTACCGCGAGTACAACCAGATGATCGGCGTCCGCGAGGACATTTTCGTCAGCAAGGACGAATACGACCAGAAGGTTCGGCAGGAGCAGCAGATGCAGGCGGCGCAGGCTGCGGGCCAGGCGATCCAGCCGATGGCCGAGAGCGCCGCGGCGCTGAGCAAGGTCAACCCCGCGAACCTCAAGGAGCTTCTTGGCGGCCAGATGGGAGGGGCCATGATGTGAGCGTTAGCGAATACAAACTGAGCCCGTTGCAGGAGCAGAACCGCAGGGCGATGCGGAAGATGCTCAATGACAAGTCCCTTAGGTGTTTCCTCTGGACGTTCCTTGCCGAGGAGTGCGGCGTGTTCTGGCCGAAGGCGGGCGAGGCCCCTGCCCGTGACGTCGGCCTGCGCCTCATGGAGAATTTGAAGTTCATTGACCTTGGCAAGGTTCATCTGGCGGAAAAAGAATATTTGTCGAAACTGGAAGAAGACCGCGCGTGGCGCGAAAGCGAGGAACAGAATGTCAGAAGAGAATCAGAATTTGAATGACGGCACACAGCAGGAAGGCGGCGGGCAGACGCAGCAGGAGCAGAGTCTTTTGACGCCGCCTGCCGAGACGCAGACGACGCAGGCGGAAAACAAGCCCGCGGAGCAGCAGGAGCAGAGTCTTTTGACGCCGCCTGCCGAGACGCAGACGACGCAGGCGGAAAACAAGCCCGCGGAGCAGCAGGAGCAAAAACCTTCCGAAAAGGAGGAGAATCTTCTCAATCCGGAAGAGAAGACGCAAGGCGCGCCCGAATCATACGGCGATTTCAAGCTTCCCGAGGGCTTCACTCTGGAGGGGTACGACCTGGACGGTGTCAAGGGCATCTTCAAGGAGAGCAACCTGACGCAGGAGCAGGCGCAGAGGCTCATCGACATGCACTGCGACATCCTCCAGAAACAGGCCGCCGCCCAGCGTGAGCAAATCGCGACGCAAATAAAAACGTGGAAGCATGACATAAAATCGCACAAGGATTTTGATGTGGAGTTATCGTATGCTAAGCAGGCTATGAAGCGCTTTGTTACGACGCCTGAGGAGCGGGCCCTGTTCGACGACCCCGTGTTCTCGAACCATCCCGCCGTATGGAGCCTGCTGGTCGGCATTGGAAAGGCTTTGACCGAAGATCATATAGGGAGAGGCGGCGGTTCCGCCTCTGCGCCCGAGAGGGCGTTCAAGATTGACATCAACACACTAAACTGAAAGAGGTGGAAAAATGCCCCAGAACTACCCGACACTCATGGATGTGGCGAGCAGAAGCGGTAACGAATCCGTTCGCCGAATCGTGGAGGTGCTGTCCAAGACGAACGACGCCCTGGACGACATCCCCTGGATCCAGTGCAACAGCGGCGTCAAGCATGTCACCACTGTCCGCTCCGGCCTCCCCAAGCCGACGTGGCGTATGCTGAACGCAGGTGTGCCGAAAGGCAAGAGCCAGACGCGGCAGATCGAAGTCGGCTGCGGAATGCTCGAGAGCTACGCGGAGGTTGACAAGGACCTGGTCGCCATCGCGGCCAAAAACGGCGGCGAGGACGCCGTCTCCAACTTCCTCGAGACCGAGAACCAGGCGTTCTACGAGGGATTCGGCCAGGAGGTCGCCGAGTCGATGTTCTACGGAGACCCCGCGGATCCGAAGCAGCCTGTTGGCTTCCAGAACTATTACAACAGCCTGAGCGACGCGAACGTCCTCAGCGCGGGCGGCAGCACCGCCAACAAGCAGTGCTCCATGTACCTCATCTGCTGGGACCCGCTGGCCTGCCACGGCATCTACCCGCAGGGCACCACGGCCGGATTCAAGCAGAATTTCCTCGGCGAGCAGACCGTCCAGGACGAGAGCGGCAACCAGTTCCAGGCGTATCGCACCCACTATCAGTGGAAATGCGGCTTCGCCGTCCGTGACACGCGCTGCTGCGTCCGCATCTGCAACATCGACGTCGACAAGCTGGCCGCCGGCACGGCCCAGACGAACGACCTCATCAACCTGATGATCAAGGCGATGTACGAGCTCCCGAAGGAGGCCGCCGGCTACCGCAAGGCCTTCTACGCGCCGAAGGCCGTCGCCTACGCGCTCCACATCTACGCGATGGGCAAGACCAATGTCCAGCTCGGCCTTAGCGAGTTCGCGGGCAAGAAGGTCGTTGACCTTCTCGGCATTCCGATCCGCCGCCAGGACGCGCTGAAAGTCACCGAACCCGTTGTAGCCTAAGGAGGAACACACCATGATTCTTGACAAAGACCTTTTCTTCACCGTCAACTCCAGCGGCGTCCCGACACCGTTGGCGGTCCCCACGTCCAACACCAGCTCGTCCACGGCGGTCATCGACCTCGGCGCGGAGGTCAACCCCCTCGGCGGCCATGAGCTGACGTTCCACGTCCACGGCAACAGCGGCGGCAGCGTCACCAGTTCCCCGACCATCAAGGTCGACTGGAAGACTTCCCCCAACGGTTCTTCTAACTGGAAGACCATCGCGACGACACCTCCGCTCCCCGTCGTTGTCAACGGCGGCGTCATGTACCGCATGAAGATTGTGGACGGCGTGCAACGCTACAACCAGGCGGTCGTCACCACGACCCTCGGCACCAGCGGCGCGGTTTCGTCCAAGACCGTCGAAATCTTCCTGACCAAGGAGCAGTGACCCAATGGACAGCGTCACCATCGTCAACATGGCATTGGGCAAGATCGGCCAGGAGCCGATCACGGCCTTCGACGAGGGAAGCGCCGCCGCGAACGCCGTCGCGCTTGTCTATGACTCCTGCAGGCGTGCGGTGCTCGAGGCGTTCCCCTGGAGCTTCGCGACAAAGACCGCCAGGTTGTCCCGCCTGACGGAGGCTCCTTCGGACTTCCTCTTCGCCTACGCCCTGCCCAGTGACTTCATCCATGCAATTAGGGTGCAGAACACCTCCATGCACGGCGGGGACAGGAGTGGTTTCCTTGTCCGCGGTGACGCCGTTCTTTCCAACTCGCCCGAGGTCACGCTGGAGTACATCGCCGACATCACGGAGTGCAGCCGCTACGAGGCGCGCTTCATCGAGGCGCTGGTTCTTCGGCTGGCCTCGGAGCTTGCCATGCCCGTGGGCGCGAAGGCGGAGCTCGCCTTCCGCTACCGCGAGGAGTACGAGGCGATTGTCCGCCAGTCGGCGGGCAAGTCCGCCAGCCAGTTCTACGAGGAGCTGGACGACAATCCCTTTTTGAGCGCAAGACTATGAGCATTGTCCGGAAATTCGTCAACAATTTCACGACGGGCGAGATTTCGCCAGGCGTCCAGCAGCGCCTCGACTTGCAGAAGTACGCGGCGGCTTGCCAGCGCATCGAGAACGCCGTCGTGCTGCCGCATGGCGGCGTCGCCAAGAGGCACGGGCTGCAATATTGCCAGTATTTACAGAAGGACGGTCTGCTGATTCCCTTCCAGTATTCGGCGGGGGACGGCGCGGTGCTGTTCTTCTCGAATCTGAAGTTTGACGTCTACGTTGGAGGTGAATTGCAGCAGGG